ACTGCAAAGTATTGGAAACTGGACGTGCTGAAAGTGAGCATTCATGCGGCCTGCGGGCCGATTCAACCAGTGGCCTGTTAATCCGTAGGTCCCTGGTTCGAGCCCAGGTCGGGGAGCCACCCACAAGCCGCATAGGCACTCAAGAGCCCGCTATCTTTTTGGTAGCGGGCTCTTGTCATTTCACGGCCGATATTGGCGGGTTTATTGGCGGTCTTCCAATATCCAGTGAATTGGGGGCGGCCGTTTCCTGCCACCGTGCCTTGATGTACTTCTCGGTTGTCGCCTTCGACTTGTGGCCGCACAGCAACTGGATTCGCTCGATCGGCTCGCCCGCCAGCCACATGTCTGTGGCGCCTTTGCCCTTCAGGTCCCGGAAGCCGAAAGACTTCATGCCGGCCAGCGCTGGCACCTTCTCGCGCACCTTGTCCTGGGCCCGCTTGAGCATGGCCGACAGGCCGTCGTAGGTGTATGCCGTCCCGTCCAGGGTGTGCACGATCGGCTGGTGCAGCACTGGCACCGCGCCGATGGCCTGACCCATGATCTCGGCCAGCCGGCCGGTGAGGGCGATATCGATCTGCCGGCCGGTTTTGCTCTGGACGAAGCGCAGTACGGGCGCGCCGGCCTTGCTGATGCGGTTGGCCGGCGTCCATGCAAGAACGTCCACTTCCGGACGCTGCAGCGTTCGGTAAACCAGCTCCATCATCAGGCGCACGGCGCGGCTGGTGTGGGTGTAGACCGCCTGATATTCCTCGTGCGTGACGTAGCGGTCGCGCTCGGTCTCGCTGTTGCGCTTCACGCCGGCCGCGCGCATGCACGGGTTGTTGCGTCCGGTCATGCCGCCCTGGTTGGTGGAAAGCATCCACGTGATGCACGACGACAGGCACGCCCGTTCCCGGTTGGCGCGCACCGGACGCTCAGCCTTCATGCCGATGTCCAGGTAGTCGACAACGTGGTGCGCGCCGATCTCCGTGGGCAGCATCGCCCCGAAGTAGGGTTTCAGGTAGTCGAGCGCGCCGCGGTAGTCGTCCAGCGTTCGCTGGGACAGGTCCTTGGCCGCGACACGCTGCTCGCAGTGAATGATGAACTGATCGAGGAACCAGGTCATGGTCCCGTACGTGCCGGTCGGGTCGTTGTAGTGCTCGGCGCGCTTCCTGGCGGCGGCCAGGTCACGGCCCAGGTTCTCCCACTTGCCGTTCTGGTGCACGTAGTAGAACGTGCCATGGCGCAGGTAGACCCGCGGCGGCAGGCCTTGGCTGCTGTCCTTACGCTTTCTTCCCACGGCGGCTCTCGATCAATTGCAGGAGGGCGGCCCTGTTGGGCTGGCCGGGACCGGAATTCTGCACCGTCTCGGGCTGGCGCCCCACCAGTACGCGCTCGAACTCGCCGCGCGCGACCAGCGGCCGACCATTGGGCTTGCGCTTGACGATCAGGCCAAGACGGGAGAGGTAGCGGCACTGGGCGGCCGGCATCACCAGCGGCTCACAGATCTGCGCCACCTCGCCGTCGGAGAGGAAGGGAAGGGCGCTCACGCCGCCCCCTTCCCGCCCAGCCGCACCACCTCCACAGGGCCGAGGCGGTGCCACTTCGGATCGCCGTTGGTGAAGTCCTGCAATCCTTCGGCGGCAACTGCGTACCTGCCGTCCTCATGCTCGAAGAGGATGACGGGGGAGACCGTAATGGCCTCCATCCTCGCCGCCTTTGCGCGGGCGTCGCCGTAGGCTTTCAAGGTTTCGGCGTAGTAGCAAGGCGTCTGGTCGCAGTCGAAACTGAAGTCGGGCTCCGGCAGTGCTTCGGGTGCGGTCATGGCTTGGGTTCCTTGGCTGCACGGGAAAGTTGCACCGACCAGTACAGCGGCCACGCGGCCGAGGCTAGTATCGCGCCGCAGACGGCTGGTTCCTCCGGCATGCACCACGCATTGGTCTTGCATCTTGCTTTCTCGGCGTCGAGGGCGGAAAGAAAGGCTGGCCCGAAGGTCAGGATCGCCGCCAGTCCGTAGGCGACCAACGCGGCACAGGTTACGCGGTCATCAGCCATGCTCGCCACCTCCCTGGGCCTTGGCTGCGGCCAGGATGGCCCGACCGAACGCAATCAAACACGCCCTGTTGAACGTGTACGTGCTGCTGTGGTTCGGGTCGCTGCTGTGCTTGTAGCGCCATGCCTTGCGGTGGCCGATGTGCGCTATGTCAGCGTCGCTCAACTCCGGCGCGCTTGGTGTGGGCGCGTTCCCATCCAGCGCCAGCGTAGCAATGCGCCGCATCTCTGCCGTGTCCCTGGCGTTGATGATGGCTTGCAGGGCTCGGTCTTGGCTCGACGCCACCGGTGCGTCGAGCGCGGCGCGTGCGATGCGCACAGCAGCGCCAAGGTCGTCAGCGCGCTTGCCTTCGGGGTCCATTGCAACGATGCGGGCCAGCGCCTCGCGTTCCTTGGTGCTCATCGCTGCGCTCCTTGGGGCCGTACGGTGGGAACGTCTTGCCAAATTTGCTTGTCGCCATGGAGGAACATTTGCTGCAGAACGAGTTGGGGCTGCGCAAAAACGCCGCCGCCGATTCGACGGTCGGGCACGGTCACCATGCGCTCGTAAAAGCGAAGATTCATTGTCGGCACGAGCGTCATCGCTGCGCTCCTTCGGGTGGGGTTGGAATCGGCATCCAGTGCTTGGGCCAATCGTGATCGGCAACAATGAAGCCGTCCCACGTCAGAGCGAGGCGTCCGTCTTTGCTAAATCGCATGGCATGCGGGATGTCACTTGCTTCCATACACGCAAGAAATGCCGTTCCGTCCGTCGGTGCCGTTCTCATCGGGCGCCACTCCACCACGGCAGGCGCACGCAGCTTTCCGGCAGCATGCCCGGCCTTGAAGCCTGCTACGTAGTTGGGGTGCGTCTCGACCATGTTCAATTCACCACCTGGCACCACGGCAGGCGCAGCGGGCTTTTCGCAGAAATGCTGCTGCGCGGTGATGGCTTCGGCGAACTTCACCAGCGATGCGGCCAGCGAGCCCGTGAACGGGATCGAGATTGAGAGCCAGAGTTTCAGGGCTTCGTCCTTGGTCATTTCCCTTCCTCCCCGCTGCGCTTTTCGCTTTGCTTGCGCTGGGCGTCAACTGCCTCGACTGCATTCAGGTGCTTTGCTTCAGCAACGCCTTCTTCAAAGCCGAAGTTGTAGAAGTCCCGCTCGTGCTGTGTGTAGTTCGGGTAGAAGCGTCGCACAGGATTCCGCCACGCCACCGGCTCCGCGCCCGCTGCGGGGTTGGCCCCTTGAGAAGCCAACCCTTCGGCTACGATTTTTCCGCGTTCGCCATCACCGCGTAGGCGTGCGCCAGATTCAAGGCCGCTTGCGCGAGTTGCATCGCATCGCCCGGCGTGTCCGCCTCCTGTGCTTTCTTGGTAAGTGCCTCGATTGCTGTTTTCGTCGCTTCTTCCATGGGTTCTAACTCCAGTTTGCTGCTCAAGACACGGGGAGCAGCTTCCCGTTATTTCACCCGCTGCGGGGTTGGCTTTGGCGAGGGCCGCGTCGATGCATTGCAGGACCAGTTCGCGCGAGTAGTAGGTGTTGATACCGCTCTCGTCCTGCACATCAGCAACTTCGAGGAAGGACTCAGCTTCCGCCTCACCGCTCGCGGCTTCGGGCACCATCCGAATCGGCTGCTCGTCCTCGTCGCAGTGCGCCAGCGCCTCGTCGAACGTTGGGAAAAGCATCGGTTCGTCGTGGTGCGTGGCCCAGCATTCAATGCCGTCGCTCGCGGTGGCGGGGGCGTGGGCGTGGGATGCAAGGCCGTCTCGCACGTAACGAATGCCTTTGCCGCTGGCGTTGTCCTCGCTCCAGGTCACTTCCTGCAACTCGCGGAACGGCACGCCATCCGGAGCGTCGCCCAGGTCGAGCCAGATGTGATCGGGGGCATCTCCGCTTGATGTTGCGGGGGCGTTGGATGCGCGTCCGAGCGCCCATTCCATCGCCTCGCGGACCTTCGCGCCATCGAGATTGTTTTCGTGCATGGCCGCCAGGAAAGCGCCGATCGCTTTCATCTCCGGCGTGTTCGGTGCCTCGCGCTCTTGCGCCTCTGCGGGATGGGGGGAGGGGGTCATTGTTGTTGCTCCGTCAAGATTTGCCATGCTGCTGCTGCCACTTCAGTCCGCTTGATAAATTGGCAGTTCATGCAAAGGATTTGGTAATGCTGCGGCTGGTGTTCTTTGCGGGCTTTCCGGTAGACGCCGCGCTCGCCAAGTTCGGCGCGCTCTACATTGCCGTCGTTGTTGATGTGGTCTAGAGTCAAAGCGCGCTTGTCATCAAACCCGCAGCGTGTGCAAACATGGCCGTACATTTCGTGTAGTTGTTCGCGCTGCCTGGCTCTAGCCGCCGCAGATTGCGCGTTGTATTTTTCTGGGTTCTCAGCGCGAAGCCGTTTCATCACTTCACGCTTCTGCACGCGCGCCGTGTCTTTGTTAGCCTCGTACCATTTCTTGTACGCTGCCGACGCCTTTTCGGGCTTGCGGTCCTTCCATTCCTGCCAGCGATTCGCGGCACGCTCGGGGTTCTTTTCGACCCAGGTCTTGTAGCTCTCAGCGCTCATGTGTTTCCCTCTGACAAGAGTTGCCATGCGCAAGCCGCCACTCTTGGAACTTGTCCGTTGCCAATGGCTGCAACGCGGTCCACCCGATTGGCCATCCCATCAGCCATTCGAGCCATTCCGGGTTCAGCGGGCCAAGGTGGTACGGCTCCTCGCCGCGCTTGGCGATTGCGTTTCTGGAATTGCTGCCGCCGTTCATGCCCTGCGTCGTCGGTGTCGGGTAGAGCCGCACCGCCAAGCTCAAGGCAGTTCCTCCCTGCGAGTATTTCTTCTTCCGCTGTCCTGTATCCGATGCCACGGGCGTAGGCCACAATCCAGATGCGCTCGCGCAGGTGATAGGCCCCAGCGTCGGCAGCAGAAAGCACTCCCCATCGCGCATCAAACCCGAGCGCGGCCAGGTCTCCAAGAACAACTCCGAGCCCCCGAGAAGTGAGCGCTGGGCTGTTTTCCACGAGGACGTAGCTAGGTCCAACTTCGCGAACGATCCGCGCCATTTCTCGCCACAGCCCCGATCGCTCGCCGTCGAGCCCGTCGCCACTGCCGGCAAGGGAAATGTCTTGGCAGGGGAATCCTCCGCTGACCACATCGACAACACCATTCCAATCGCCTCCGGCAAACGTTCGCACGTCATCCCAAATTGGGAAGGGTTCAAGACTTCCGTCGTTTTGCCGGGCCACCAGTACGCTTGCGGCATAGGGGTGTTGTTCGACAGCACAGACCGTGCGCCATCCCAGGAGTTGACCCGCAAGGATGCCTCCACCAGCGCCCGCGAAAAGAGCCAGCTCATTCACGTTGTCCTTCCTGCGCCACCTGGCGCTGCATGCGGTTGATTGGGGTGGGCATCAGGCGGCTTCCTTGTGCTTGGCCGTAGCGGTGCGCAGTTGGGTTTCGTATTCAGTGACAAGCTTGGCGAAGGCCATCAGGTCTGTTTCGAGCGCTTGGATGGACGTTTCATCGCCGCGCGTGATTCGGTGGATGGCGAGAAGTTCGAGGTCTGGCGCCCACAGGCACAGATCGACCCACTGCCTGCCGAGCAACCAGAGGTAGCCAAGGCACTGATCCATGTACGCGGTCAGGTCGCCGTCGGCCAAGGCGGTAAACAGGGTGTCGCTGCTCACCATCGTCTTGATCTCAAGTACGCCGTCGTCATCGATCAGGCCATCCGGCGACAGGCCGAAGAGCCCGTCTTCGGTGGTGAAGAAGCCGACCGGCTCCACCAGCGCGCCAGTCCGGCGCTCATAGGCGGCGCGGGCGATAGGCTCCTGCTCGGTTCCGGTTCGCATGGCAGCGTTCTGGAATTTGGCCGGCGCTGACCCACCGCAGCGCTCGCGCGCCAGGTCGCGGGCATAGTCAAGGCATGCTTTGCTCGGAGAGCCGTTCTTGAGGCGGTCTCGGGCGTCCTTGAAGCGGGATCCGGTGATCGCGCCCTTGCGGACGGCCAGCCACTCCGGGGACCCTTGGTCGTAGTCGTGGTGCAGCATCACGCAGCCTTCCGGTCAGCGGCCTTGGCGGCTGCTTTCAGGTTGTCGCTCTCGGGGTCGAGCGCCGCTTTCTCTGCGGGCGTGCGCGCTTTGATCCACTCGGCGAAGGCCTTCCAACCACCAAGGGACGCATCTCGCGCGGCCTGCAGCAGAACCGGGTCGATGACCTGTTTCTTGCCGCCGTTGCCGTCGTCATCGTCGCCAACCTCGGCAACGCCGCAAATGGCCTTGAGGGTGTAGCGCTCCAAGTAGGTCTTGGTGCTGGCGCGGGCCATCATGGCGTTCTTCGCACCGCCAGCGTCGGGAGGCCCACCCATCGACACGGACTCGCTATGGCCTGACGTGTGGCGCAGGGTGCAAGTTACTTCCAGCCACTGCGGCTCGTCCTTGCTGACCTTCCACGATGCGCTCAGGCCGTTGGCGGACAGGGCCGGCGTGACCGCATCCACCACGTCATGCAGTTCGGCGTAGCTCTTTCCCTTGAGCGGGCCATCCGTGACCCTGCGGCCCTTGAGGACGCGCACAGCCTCCGCCTTGAACGCAGCGAACGCGACGTTGTAGGCTTTCTCAGCTTCGCGGCGCTCGAATCGCTCTTGCAGGTCCATCATCCGCTCGATCTGGTCGAGCGAGGCGCCACGGTCCAGCGCGGCCATCATCATCCCGGCCGGTGATTGCTGCGGTACAGCCAGGCTTGTCGCGGTCGGTGCCGGCGACGTGTCGATCAGTTCGATTTCCATTTCAGTTCCTTGCGATGTGGATGACAGCGGCCCCAATGGCAACAGCCATGAGCACCATCACGACGAACACAGAGCACCAGACAGCGCCGTGCATGAGGCGTTCGGGCTTTGTGGGCGGAAGGGCCAGAGGTTCGGCGTAGGCCGTGTCGGCGGCTTCGGTGGGCTCGCGGCGGCTCGACCAGTGGCCGGCGTGCTGGCGGGTGATGGCGGCGGTCATTCGTCGGCACCCTTGATCCATTCTTGGATCTGCTCCGGCGTCGGCTTCTTCCAGTTGGTCACCATGCCGGTATCGATGTCGATGTCCAGAATGATGTAGTCGCCGTAGTGCTGTCCTGGCATGAAGTCGGGCACGTAGCCGTCGTCCTGCGAGTGGATCACCGTGCCTGCGGCCGACATCAGTGAAGCAGTAAACCGGTCGGATACCTTGCAACAAATGCTCAGCGTCTTCGCGTTGACCTTGACGGTTTCCAACTTGTCGATTTCCATGATCAATTCACCTTCGAAAGCTGAGGGAGGCCGAGTTCGGCGCGGATGCGGGCGAACGTTGCGGCGACGTTGGTTTGCGATGCGGGGACGTAGACAAAGCGCGGGTCCATCAATCCGCCGATGGGCGCTGGCTTCGGCTGCACCGCGCGCAGATGCGTGGTCTTGTTCATGCGAACGCTCCTGCAAAGTAAAAGACGATGAACGCCGCGCCAATGGCGGCTATGGCGAGGTCGGGGAGGGTCATGTGGCGCTCCCGGTGGCCTTGGCGATGGCTGCGCGCTCTGCTTCGTGCGGGGTGGCGAAGCCGGTAACGTGCGCGGCTTGGACATGATCCGTTTTGAAGCCGTCTTCAACGACAACGCTCCACGCCGTCGCCTGCCATGTCCAGAGCTGGCGGTTGTAGCAAGACGATGCGTAGAGCGAGCGCCCCGGCGTGTGCTGCGCGCTCATGCCGCCTCCCGTTCAATAGCCTCAGCCGCCGTCTCCATCCGCGAGAACAGATCAGTGATCGCATCCGATGCGTCAGAGCCGCGCTCCATGTGACGCCAACTCGCCGCGTCCACGTTGCTGCTGATGGCGCTCAGCAAGCAGCACAGATCACGCTCGCTGAAGTTGCGGCGCAGCGCTCGGATCGCGTTGCAGGCGTCGAGGGTGCGCGCTTCAGCAGCCGCTTCGGCGCGTTCGTGCGGGCTGTCGTTGGTGCGGTCTGCCCCGCTCTCCACACGCTGCACGCCGCGCAGTGACGCCAGCTCGCGGTCGATGGCTTGGAGTCCGTAGTTCACGATGCACGGCCTTCTGCCGCCTTGCGTGCTTCGCGAGCCTGCGCGCGCTGTTCCGCTTCGGCCGACTCCGCAACGTACTTCCGATCACGCAGCCATTCCAAGGCTTCTTCATCGTCACGAAAAAACATCTTCGCCGCGACCGGCGCAGCAAGAGTGCCGGCCAATTGCGCCTCAATGTTCTTGAGCGCAGGCTCCTGCGTGCAGACTTGAAGCCATCCCGCCAGACAATGAGTCGTGCCGCAAATCGCTTCTTCCGCGCAGGTTCGGTCCCTCCATTCGTCGTTGCCGTGCCAGTGGCCCATGTTCAGGCGCTCTTCGTTGTCGAGCACGATTGCGCGCACTTTGTCTAAGCTCTCGATGGCCTGTTCGGGAGTTGCGCGTGGAAGCGGCTTTCCATCGGCGCCGCTCAGGTCGGCGCCGCTCAGGTCGGCGCCGCTCAGGTCGGCGCCGCTCAGGTAGGCGTCGCGCAGGTCGGCGCCGCTCAGGTAGGCGCCGCGCAGGTCGGCGCCGCTCAGGTAGGCGTCGCGCAGGTCGGCGCCGCGCAGGTCGGCGCCGCTCAGGTTGGCGTCGCTCAGGTTGGCGCCGCGCAGGTCGGCGCCGCGCAGGTCGGCGCCGCTCAGGTAGGCGCCGCTCAGGTAGGCGCCGCTCAGGTTGGCGCCGCGCAGGTAGGCGTCGCGCAGGTCGGCGCCGCTCAGGTAGGCGCCGCTCAGGTTGGCGCCGCGCAGGTCGGCGCCGCTCAGGTTGGCGTCGCTCAGGTTGGCGCCGCGCAGGTCGGCGCCGCGCAGGTCGGCGCCGCGCAGGTCGGCGCCGCTCAGGTAGGCGCCGCTCAGGTTGGCGCCGCTCAGGTAGGCGCCGCTCAGGTTGGCGCGCGCCTCAGTCGCCTTCTCCAGCGCATGCCTCATGTGCATGCCGCTCTCCAGGCCCTCCGGCGCTTCGCACTCGAACAGGATGCTATCTGCGTCCCAGCGGCTGATGATATTGATGGTGCTCATGCCACCACCTCAACCACGCGATGCACGTACGCGCCGTACTCGTTGTCCTTGCGGTCACGCGAAAGGCGCGCTCCGCCCTTGGTCTTGCACTTCGCAACGACCTGGCCGGTCTTGCTGTTGATGACGTGGAACACTTGCTTCTCCTTCGCCCCGGGGTGAGGCGTTGGAGTGAATTAAACACGACGTTTATCTACATGTCAACACCATGTTTAAACAAAAGACGAAAAAATACCCGCTCAAGGCGGGTGTCGCTGGAGGTTCGAGGGCTACTGCTTCTTCCAGCCCATGCGCTCGAAGGCCTCGCTGCACTTGTTGATTTCAGCCTGGCGCACAAGCGGCCGCGACTTGGTGTCGCACTGCTGTACGGCGCCGGTCTTCGGATCTTGGTAGACGGTGGGGGTAGCACAGCCGGCCAGGGCCGCGGCAAGGATCAGAAGGTATGTGGCTCTCATCGTCGGGTCTCCAGTTACCGGGTTTCCATTGGATCACGATGGTGGATGATCGCCGAAAGGTCGTCATCCAGCGCGCGGATCGCGCCGCGGCAAAAGGTGGGGTTCTTGGCCAGAACGCCGGCCACGTTGGTGATGTAGCGCATGCGGTTGAAGGTTGCGGCGAACGCGATCCCCGTCAGTTCGCCGCGCTCGGCGTAGGCCAGCAATTGGCGCAGCGCCTGGACGGTATCCTGGCTGATCGAGTCCCGTATGAGTTGGTAGGGCATCACTGGCCCCTTCCGCGTTTGGAGGTGTCAGAGGGCGAGCGGGGGACCTCGGTCTGCTTTTCGTAGCCATGCGGCCCCGGGGCTGGCGATGGAGCGCCATAAGTCTGCTCGATGCGCGCATTGGTTGCTGGCGCATCGGAAAGCCTATGTCGATGGCGCAACTCATCAAACACCCGTCTGGCGTAGTTCGCCTTTTCCTTGAGCGTCTTGCGGATCGCTTCGCGGTCTTCTTCGATCAGCATTTCGAAGTCCTGGAGCAAGTCCCATTGGCTCTCTGACACCGTACCAACCGTTTTTAGAACGGGAGAGCTACTCGGATCGACGGCGGACTTGGCGGGGTCGGCGGTTGATTGCCCTGTTTCGTAGAGCACCCAGTTCGCAGAGCATCCGAACTTGCGCTCGGCCAGGAGGGCGCCTTCCTGCGAGATGCCGCGCGCCTTCCAGTTGCTGAACCGCCCCGCAGAGACGCCAAGCGCCAAGCGCAAACCGACCTCATCACCGATTGCGCGATCAGTTCCGGCCGTCGCCTCACTGGCAAACCGTAGCAGCCGCTCAAAAGAGGGGTGGGGCGAAGTTGTTCGTTCCTTGTGCACAAAGAGATTGTGCGGAACTAAACAGACTGTTGATACACGCGGTGTTGACGTAGACGTAAACATAGTGTTTAATCCAGTCCATGAACGACAAAGACCTCATCAAAGCCCTCGGCGGCCCGACCAAGGTCGCTGAGCTTCTTGGGTACGACAAGGCGCAGGGCGGGGTCCAGCGCGTGCAGAACTGGATTGAGCGCGGCATCCCTTCGAAGGTGAAGCTTGACCACCCGCACATCTTCCTGCGCGCGCGTCAGCCCGAAGCCAGGGCGGCCTGAATGAACCTCTCCCCCACTCAGCAGCCAGCTTCGGCCGGTCACTGCAACGACTGCAAGGCCCCGCTCACGAACACAGGCGGCTACGGCTTCCCCCGCTACCGCTGCATTGCTCGAGGCTGCGTCAAGACGGTGTTCAAGCCTATCGACCAGAGCGCCACGACGTGGACCGCTCGCGGCTTCATCTAGGGAACCTCCATGCACAACGCCATCGCCTTCGTCATGTGCGCTGTCGGCATTGCTGGCTGCGGCTTCTGCATCGATTCGTACCTCGCCACTGGTGAGGACCACGCCGGCCTGTTCTGCCTCTTCCTGGTTGCCGCCGCGCTCGCCTTTGGTGAGCTGCGCGAGGCGTTCGGGCGGAAGGTGGGCGAGACCGAGTAGGGCGGCGGTGTGTGCGTGTTGCATGACCGCAAGTCTCTTTTTATTTGCCATCCCAAGGTCCTCAACTGCTCTCAACCTTGTTGCGTGACAACGTGAACCAAATAGCAATCCCCGTCCATGTTCGCCCCGAAGAGGTCGTTCGCAAACAGTCACTCGGTGGCGCAATTGAACTGTGCGCCGAGCTTGGTGGCTTCGCTCTCGACAAGACGCTGCAGCAAGAGCTAAAGGTCGACAAGGCCCAGTTCTCCCGCTGGCAGTCCGGCACGGAAGGTGTGCAGTGGGCCAAGTTCACCGAACTGATGGACAAGTGCGGCAACGATGCCCCGGTGCTTTGGATGCTGCACCAACGCGGCTACGACCTTCATAGCGTCCGCCGCCAGGAAACCACCACGGAGCGCGAGAACCGCCTGCTCCGTGAAGAAAACGCCGCGCTTCGTCGCGTGCTGGGAACACCCGCATGAATCTGCACACCATCCCACGCGCTCGCGCATCCGACCCGCTGACCTCCCACCATGCCGCTGAAGCCTCTGTTCGCTTCGCTGACAGCCACGCGGCACGCATCCTGTATGTCCTGCAGAACGGCTTCAGCGATGGAATGTGCGCCGAGGAAATCGGAGAAGCCTGCGGCCTGACGGTCGTTCAGGTGGATCGCCGAACCGTCGAACTGCAGCGCAAGGGCTTGATCCGCGTTGTCCAGCGTGACGGCAAGGACGTTACCGCGCATGGCATGCGGGTTTGGGTGGCTGTCTGATGGCCCGCATTCGCACCATCAAGCCCGAGTTTCCGCAATCGGAATCCATGGGCCGCGTCAGTCGGGAGGCGAGGCTTTGCTTCATCCTGCTCTGGACGCTTGCTGATGATGCTGGAAGGCTTCGCGGGAATTCGCGAATGCTCGCGAGTCTTCTCTACCCATACGACGACGACGCCAAAGAGTTGATGGACGGATGGCTGGCTGAACTTTCCACCGAGGGCTGCATTGCCCGGTACGAGGTTCAGGGCACCAGCTACGTGCAGATCAGCCAGTGGCTCGAACACCAGAAGATCGACAAGCCTTCTGCGTCGAAATTGCCTGAATTCGGCAAACCCTCGCGAAAGCTCGCGAAGCCTCGCGACGATTCCTCTAGGAAGGGAGAGGAAGGGAAGGGAGAGGAAGGGGATAGCGGCGAGCCGGAAACCGTCTCCCCGCCGTTGCTCTGCATGCCGCTGAACGACGACACCGAACACCCGATCACGCAGACGGATGTTGACGACTGGCAAGCCTCTTACCCTGCTGTCGACGTTCTCCAGGCGCTTCGCGAAATGCGGGCATGGAGCAACGCCAACCGGTCGCAGCGCAAGACCAGCCGAGGCGTGAACGCTTTCATTGTTCGCTGGCTCAGCAAGGAGCAGGACAAGGGCGGACGCCGGAGCGGCTACACACAGCCTGCCGAGACGGCTGGGGGCTTCGTATGAACGGCCACCAGCAACTCATTTCCATGCGCCGCAACGGCCGTGTGCCCCGCTGCGTCTGGCTGGAAGACGGCCCGTGCCCGCAGGCCGCTGATTGGCATGCGGAGGTCAACCATCGTGACGAACAGTTCCACGCGCACATCAAGGTCGACGAAACCGACATCCCCGAAGCACTCGATCTGCGCTGCTTGGTGGGCCTGACGGTCCACGTTGTCAGCCAGCGGGACAAGAGCCGGGAAGAACGCCTGTGGCGCGCGGCAGTGGATGCCGGCGCAGCAACTGCCATCGCCTGCGGCTACGACCACCACCTTTTCCACACAGCCCAATGACAACCATCATCACCCCCGATCAAATCGACTTCTCGCTGTACGAGCGCGAGACGGACGCCAAGCAGAAGGTCAAGAGCGCCAGCCTGTACGTTCAGGAGTTGATCGAGCGCATCCGCAACCCGGTGCGCGCGAACCACCAGTACATGCCGTGGCCGAAGACGAACAAGCTGATCCAGTTCCGGCCGGGTGAAGTGACGCTGTGGGGCGGTGCCAACGGCGCTGGCAAGTCGATGGTGACGGGGCAGATCGCCTTGTCGCTGTGCGCCCAAGGTGCGCGCGCGTGTATCGCCAGCTTCGAAATGAAGCCGATCAAGACCCTGGAGCGCATGGGCCGGCAGTTCGCGGGAGAAAACCCGGACCATCCGGCATTCCGCGGCATGCCCGAGGCGACCGACCTCCTGATCCAGCAGTACAGCAAGTTCCGCGACTGGACGAATGGAAAACTGTGGCTGTACGACCAGCAGGGCACCGTCTCGGCCTCGCAGGTCTGCGCCGTGGCCCGCTACTGCGCCAAGGAAAAGGGCATCACCCATTTCTTCATCGACAGCCTGATGAAGTGCGTGAGCGGGGAAGACGACTACAACGGCCAGAAGACGTTCGTCGACGAACTGACGGCCATCGCCCGCGACCACGGCCTGCACATCCACCTGATCCACCACATCCGCAAGCCGGCGAATGAGGAACACCGCCCGAACAAGTACGACTACAAGGGCTCGGGCTCGATCACCGACCAAGTCGACAACGTCATCAGCGTGTGGCGCGATAAGGGAAAGGAAAAGGACCGCCAGGCCGGTAAGACGATCGAGGAAGCCAAGCGCCCCGACTCCCTGCTGATCTGTGACAAGCAGCGCAACGGCGAGTGGGAGGGGAACATTGGCCTGTGGTTCCACCGGGACAGCCAGCAGTTTCTGGAAGACCACTACGGCATGCCGATGCGCATGGGGGACGAAGCATGACAGACACCGCATTCCACCTCCAGCACCAGGTGCTGCAGTTCATGAGCGCCCACGGCGCCCCGACAGCAAAGCAGATCGCCGAGCACTTCGGGCGCGATCTGGATTGGGCGCAGCAGACGATTCGAAACCTGCAGCGCCGGCAGTACATCGCCACTCAGCCTGTGACCTACATCGTGAACGAGCGAGGCTCCAAGGCCATGGTCAGGCCAATGAAAACAACCCCGGTCAAGCGGGCGCGCGCCAAGGCTGAGCGCAAGAAAGCTGCGACGCTGCGGGAAATCAGCCGCGACACGTTCAAGCCGGAAGGCCACGACTACGACGGCATCGTGGCAACGGCAAAGCGCACGCAGGCAAACAGCGTGTTCTCGTTGGGGTCGGCATGAACTGCGCTACCTGTGCCCACTGGAACCTACGCGATTCCCCGATGCGCAAACACGGCTATGGCCTGTGCAACGTCGAGCCGAGCGAGTTGTACCGCAAGGCCAAGACAACCAGCGGGCAGAACGTGTGCAGGATCTGCAAGCATGCCAAGGCAGCGGCAGAAACCATCACGCGCCGGTCGGCGGAATTGGAGAAGGTATGACCGCCATCACATTGTTGAATCCGGTGCAGGCCCACACAGCGCTGCTGACCATCTACCGCGAGCAGATCAAGCCGCTGACCATGGCAGGGCACCGGCTGCGCCTGAGCGTCACCAAGGAAACCCGCAGCTCGGCGCAGAACGCGCGCATGTGGGCGATGCTGCAGGATGTGGCCGATCAGGTCGAGTGGCACGGCCGCAAGCTGTCGAAAGAGGATTGGAAGCACGTCTTCAGCGCCAGCCTAAAGAAGCAGGACGCGGTTCCCGGCCTTGACGGCGGCTTCGTGGTGCTCGGCCAATCGACCTCGAAGATGACTGTTGCCGAAATGGCCGACCTTCAGACCCTGATGGAAGCCTTCGGGGCAGAGCAGGGCGTGCAGTTCTCGGCGCCGAAGTCGTGGGAGGGGATGGAATGAAGGTCTTGTTTCTTGACATTGACGGCGTGCTCAACAGCCACCGGACCGCGATCTGCTTCGGTGGATACCCTTTTGAGGTTGACGGAAAAGACCGATCAATGTTTGACGAAGTGGCGCTTGGCCTGATTCGCGGGATCGTTGAGACGGCAGGCGCAAAGGTTGTGCTTTCATCGTCGTGGCGAATTACGCACAGCTTCGACAAGGTGGGGAAGGCGTTGGATCTCCCGATCATCGACCGCACGCCGTCGTGTTCTGGCATTCGAGGCGACGAGATAAAGAAGTGGCTCGAATCCGAGACGTCGCCTTGCGTTGAGTGCTATGCCATCGTCGACGACAACAGCGACATGCTGGGCGAGCAGATGCCGTTCTTCGTGCAAACAAGCATGGAGGACGGATTCCGATGGGCCGACGCGGTGAAACTCGCTCGCCTGATGGGGATTGAGATCTATGACGTGAACCATCCCCGTCTCAAGGTGCCGGCGCCTTCTCTCGCTTGGGAATGACTGCTGTGATCGCCACCAAGCCCCCCAAGGAAAAGGCCTGCAAGAACTGCCGCACCCGGTTCGTGCCGGTCAGGCCACTACAGAACGTGTGCGGCCACCTGTGCGGCCTGGAGCGCGCCCGCAAGCTGCGCGAGGCTGCAGAGCGCAAGGCAGCGGCAGAGGACCGCAAGCAGACCCGGGCCGAGTTGGACCAGCGCAAGAACCTGCGCACCCTGCTGGCCGAGGCGCAGACCGCCGTGAACGCCTTCATCCGCTGGCGCGACCGCGACCAGACGTGCATCTGCTGCGGCCAGCCGTTCGAGCCCGAGAAGCCGGGCGGCTCCGTCGACGCCGGCCACTACCTGGCCAGAAGCATGGCTCCGCACGCGCGCTTCAACGAGGACAACATCTTCGCCCAGCGAAAGAACTGCAATAGGCCGGGTGGCACCACTCGCGCTGCTTTCCGCGCCGGTGTCATCGCCCGCATCGGACTGGCCCGGGTGGAGGCTGTTGAAGCGCCCGCGCCGGTTCACAAGTGGACGCGCGACGAGGTTCGCGGCATCCGAGACCACTACCGCGCCAAGCTGCGCGACCTGAAGAAGCGCGCCGGGGATCTATCCACATGAGGCTGCGACCGATCGACTGGCCCAACCTGGTCCGCGACCTGGAGCGCGCGCGCATGACGTCCCGCCGCATCGGCGAGATCGTCGGCACATCGCATGCCGCCGTCCTGGCGTGGAAGAACCTCGGCAAGGAACCGGGTCACTACACCGGAGAGCGCGTCATCACCCTGTGGTGCGCAGTCACCGGAAACGAACGATCAGGCATCTATTTGGAATCCCCTGTTTCCAGCAATGCGGGCAAATTAGGCGCCCATGCCGAAGCCCACGTCACCTCCTGCGCCTCGTCGCGGGAAGGCGACTAAGCAAGGGCGCCCATCGGGCTACTCGCCAGAGATCGCAGACGCCATCTGTGAGCACATCGCCAAGGGCAAGAGCCTTGTCGGGTGGTGCAGCACCGAAGGCAACGCAGGCTACTCCACCGTCATGCGGTGGCTGGATGCTCACCAAGACTTCAGGGATAAGTACGCCCGCGCGCGTGCCGACCAAGCCGATTTCCTTGCTGAAGAAATAATCCAGATCGCCGACGACGGGCTGAACGACACCTACACCGACGAGGACGGCAACGAGAAGACGAATGTTGACGTGATCGCCCGATCGCGTCTGCGCGTCGACTCGCGCAAGTGGTACGCGTCGAAGCTGTTGCCGAAGAAGTACGGCGACCGCACCCAACTGGAGGGCACTGGAGAGGGCGGCTCCCACATCTTCACGGTCCAAGCGCCCTGGCTCAAGCAAGCCATTCAGGAGCGCAACTAGCCATGGCCGGGCCAAACGTCGGCATCAACAGCTATCTGCCCCGCGGGCCGTTCGTGGACTTCCACAACCGGACGCAGCGCTGGGCCGCTCTGGTGTGCCATCGGCGCGCCGGCAAGACGGTGGCATGCATCGCCGAGTTGGTGCTGGCTGCGCTGTTCACGCGCAAGCAGGATGCCCGATATGCCTACGTGGCGCCCCAATACAACCAGGCCAAGGACATCGCCTGGGCCTACGTCAAGCAGCTGACCAGCGACATTCCAGGCGTCGTCTACAACGAGACCGAACTGCGCGCGGACCTGCCCAACGGCGCTCGCGTGCGGCTGTACGGCGCGGACAACCCCGATCGCCTGCGCGGCCTGTACATGGACGGCGTGGTGCTGGACGAGTTCGCCGACATGCGCTCGAGCGTGTGGGGCGAGATCATCCGCCCGCTGCTGGCCGACCGGAAGGGCTGGGCTGTCTTCATCGGCACGCCCAAGGGACACAACGAATTTCACGCCAAGCATCAAGAAGCCGAGGCCGACCCGGAGAACTGGTTCTCGATGGTGCTGCGCGCCAGTACGTCGGGCCTGATCGACGAGGCCGAATTGGCCGACGCCGCGCGGGGCATGACCGATGACCAGTACGCGCAGGAGTTCGAATGCTCATTCGAGGCGGCCATCGCCGGCGCCTACTACGGGCGCGACTTCTCGCAGTTGGAGGCTGACGGGCGCATCGGCGTCGTGGACTACCAGCCCGAGATCCCGGTATTCACCGCCTGGGACATCGGCTACAGCGACGACACCGCCGTCTGGTTCTGGCAGATGGCTGCCGGCGAGGTCCGTGTGATCGACTACTACGCGGCCAACGGCCACGGGGTGGCGCACTACGCCGACATGCTCGACGCCAAGGGCTACAACTACGCCAAGGTGGGCGACCGACCCGTGCTGATGCTGCCGCACGACGCCGCGGCCAAGACCTTCGCGGCCGGCGGCAAGAGCACCCAGCAGCAATTCGCAGAGCGCGGCTACACCAGCCGCATCGTGCCGTCGCTGAGCGTCCAGGACGGCATCCAGGCGGTGCGCATGATGCTGCCGCGCAGCGTGTGGGACCGTAAGCACTGCGGCGAGGGCATCGAGGCCCTGAAGCTGTACCAGCGCGAGTGGGATAGCGACAAGAAGTGCTTTCGCGACAAGCCGCGCCACGACTGGACCAGCCACGCGGCCGACGGCGCGCGGATGATGGCCATCGCCTGGCGTGAGGTGGCTATCCCTTCGCAGCCTGAGCGCCCGCGTTTCGAGACGCAGTTGACGGTGGGCGAACTCATCGAGCGCCAGCGCGAGAAGCGCATGGAGGCGGCATGACGCTCAACGCCCGCTTCCCCGTCTCATCCGACCGCGTGCAGCTGAGCACCGCCACAGCGGCCGGCGACACCGTGCAGAACGGCATCCTTGTGGACGGCCTTGGCACCGTGGCGCGTGTGGCGACCGCTGGCGGCACGCAGTGGCAGAACGGGCTTCTGCTCACGCCCACCAGCCAAGTGGTCTACGTCGACGCCGCTGCTGGACTGCCGGCTGGCACGACATGGCAGAACGGCCTGCCGCTGGCGCCAGGCGGCGCGCTGTGCGTGTCGAGCGGGCCCATCGCCGTGTGGCAGAACGGTCTTCCGCGAGTGGCCAATGGCGCGCTCGCGGCGTCGATCGCAGGCGCATCGGACCCGTTCTGGGCGAACGTGGTGCTGCTGCTCCAAGGTTCGAGCCTGACCGACGCCACCGGGCGGCACACCCTCATCGTGAACGAGGGGACGCCCACGGCCGACGGGATGCTGCGCTTCGACGGCAGCAGTTCGCTGCGCATCGAGGACGCGCTGGCCGACTTCCAGTTCCCTGGCGCCTACACCATCGAGGGGCAACTGCAGGAAGCACCACCCGGAAATTCGACATCGGTGCTCGTCTCGAACGCTTACGCCGACGGCGGCTGGGAGGTGTTCGCCCGCGGAGCCCCGGACCTGTCCGGCGGCTTCTATGGCGACGGCGGTGCCTTCATCGAGCCGGCAACGCCGCCCTGGGTGACCAGCGCAGTTGTCGACTGGGCATTCGTCAGCGATGAGAGCGGCAGTGCGCTCTACCTGGGCGGCACTCGCATCGGCATCGGCGGCGCATCGCCTCAGACCGCGCTCTCCGCGCTCTACCTGGGCCGCGAAGGCCCCGCCAGCGCCAAGAACCTGATCGGCGGCATGCGCCTGCGCATCACCAAGGGAATCGCTCGCATGAGCGGCGAGACCTACACGCCGATGACCTGGCCGGCACCAACCAACGCATAGGCCCATGCCCACCACCCAAGAAAACCAGCAGAAGAAGCAGTTCGGCACCGGACCGGCCGCCGAGGTGCGCCGCTGGCTGAAAGAGCTCGACCTCGCCGACAAGGAGGAGAAGTCCTGGCGCGACTGCGGCGAACGCATCTTCAAGCGCTACCGCGGCGACGGGCGCAAGCGCAACAGCTTCAACATCCTGTGGAGCAACACCGAGACGCTCTCGCCCGCGCTGTTCAACACGCCGCCCAGCCCGGACGTGCGCCGGCGCTTCCGCGATGAGGACCCGGTGGGCAAGGTCGTGAGCCAGGTGCTGGAGCGCTGCCTGCAGTTCCAGACCGACAACGAGTGCTTCATGCACGCGATCAAGAACGACGTGCTCGACGCCTGCCTGCCAGGCCGGGGCGTGTCGCGCGTGAAGTACGTGCCGACGACCGTGCCGATGGAGACAGCCGGCCCGAGCGCCGCCGGTGAGGACGTGGCCGAAGCCAAGGAGATGACCGACGGCGAGACGCCAGAGCCCGACGAGGCCGTGGTGTGGGAGCAGGCCGAGCTCGAGCATGTGCAATGGGACGACTTCCGCCGCGGCCCCGGCAAGACCTGGGATCAGGTGCCATGGGTGGCGTTCAAACACCGCATGAACCGCGAAGAACTCGCCGCTCTGTGCGGTGACGAGATCGCCAATTCCATCCCCGTCGACGACACCGCCGACGAGACGATCAACAAGGACAACGAGCTGAAGACCGTGTTCGGCACGGTGTGCGTGTGGGAGTTCTGGTGCAAGGACGACCGCAAGGTGCGCTACATCTGCCCGGGCTACAAGGCCAAGCCGCTCAAGGAGCTCGACGACCCGCTCAAGCTGATCGACTTCTTCCCGAACCCGCGCCCGCTCTACGCCATCGCCGACAGCGCATCGCTCATCCCCACGGCGCTGTTCGAGCAGTACCGCGAGCAGGCCGACGAACTGGACCGCATCAGCACCCGCATCAACCAGCTGGTGGACGCCTGTCGGGCGCGTGGTGTCTACGACGCGACCATGAAGGAGGTCGAGCAGCTGATGCGCGCGGGCGACAAGCAGCTGATCCCGATTCAGGACGCTGCGCTGTGGGCGGAGAAGGGCGGTCTCGACAAGGCCATCTACTGGATGCCGATCGACATGATGGCGCGCGTGCTGACCGAGCTCTACAAGGCGCGCGAAGAGACCAAGCAGATCATCTACGAACTGTCGGGCATCGCCGACGTTCGCCGCGGCGCCACCGACCCGAACGAGACGCTCGGCGCGCAGAAGCTCAAGGCCGACTTCGGCAATCAGCGCATCAGCGGCCTGAAGCTCGAAGTCGAGCGCTACGTGCGCGACCTCATGCGCATGATGAGCGAGATCGTCGCCGACAAGTTCGCGCCGGACACGCTGCTGCGCATGTCGCAGATGCAGATCCCGACGAACCAGCAGATCGACGCCAAGGCGCAGCAGATGATCCAGCAGATCATGCAGCAGGCGCAGGCTCAGCAGCAGCAGGGCCAGCCGCCCGCGCCTGGGCAGCCTCCTGGCCAGCAGGCCGCACCGCCGCAGCCCATGACGCCCCAACAGGCCATGCAGCAACTGCCGCCGCGGCCCGTGTCGCTCGAACAGGTGATGGAAGTCCTGCACGACGACGCGACACGCACCTTTAAGGTCGACGTGGAGACCGATTCGATGGTCACAGCAACGGCCACCGAGGACATGGCCGGCCTGCAGCAGGTGCTCGGCGGTGTCGTTCAGTTCATCCAGGGCGTTGGCCCTGCGGTGCAGATGGGCGCATTCCCGGTCGAGGCCGTCAAGGCCATCGTGATGACCATCTGCCGGCGCTCGAAGATGGGCACGGCGGTCGAGGATGCGCTGGACAAGATCAAGGCGCCGAGCCAGCAGGGCGACCCGAACAAGGCCAAGGCCGACGCCGCGATGCAGGCCGAGCAGATGAAGGCGCAAGTCGCGCAGGCGACCGCCCAAGCCAAGATGCAGAGCGACATGCAGACGGCCCAGATCAAGGCCGAGAGCGACGCTCGCATTGCGCAGATCGAGGCGCAGGCGCAGCAGCAGACCGACATGGTGCGCCAGCAGGCCGAGGCCGCGCAGCACCAGGCCAAGATCGACAGCGACGCGCGCTTCGAGCAGCTCAAGGCCATGCTCGACGACGAGAAGAACAACCGGCAGCAGGAGTTCATGCGCTGGAAGGCCGAACTGGATGCCGCCACCAAGATCGAGGTGGCCAACATCTCCAGCAAGGCCAAGGTGGACGACGCTGCCACGCAGACGGCCACCAACGAGATCGCATCCGAGGTGCAGCAATGACGCGCCGCCGCTGGATTTACCCCAACGACGGCACCGCGCCGTTCGAGGTGACCAATGACTACACGCCGACCCCACGCGGCCCGATGGTCTTCGGTGACCTCCCTGCCTACGAGTCGCCCATCGACGGACGCTGCATCGACGGGCGTGTTGCGCGTCGCGAAGATCTGGCACGCAACAACTGCCGCCCGTGGGAGGGCATGGCCCAGGAGCGCCAAGAGGCCGCGCGCCAGCAGCAGTACCGCGAGCAGCACCTGGACCGAAAGCTGGACGCGACGCTGCAGCGCTCATGGGCACAACTGAGCGAGCGCAGCCGGCGCGACCTCTCCGATTACTGAACCACCCGAGGCCATCACCATGACCATGGACACCGAAAACACCGCCGTCGAAAACACCGACCTGTCGCACGCCGACGAATCGATCCTGGAGACCTGGAACGCGATTCGCAGCGGCGAGGCGGCGGACGAGGGCGCCGAAGGCACCACCGCAGCGCCAGCCGCCGACGTCAAGGCCGCACCGGCGCGCGATGCCACCGGCAAGTTCTCCAAGGCAGCGTCCGCCACCGCCGGCGAGGCGTTCGACCAGATCGACGCGCAGAAGGCGGCCGAGGTCGAACAGATCGCAGCGCAGGCCGGCGATAGCGGTGATCCACCGCCTGCGCCCGCCGTCGTTGATTCGCCCAAGTCCATGCCCAAGGACCTGGCCGACAAGCACTGGGCCGCGCTGCCGCCCGAGGTGCAGGCCTGGACCCAGAAGCGAGACGCCGACTACGAGGCGGGCATCAGCCGCTACCGCGACCGCGCTGCCGTCGCTGACCGCATGGAAGCGGCCTTCGCGCCCTACCAACAAACGCTGCAGCGCCTCGGCGCGCAGCCAGAGCAGGCCATCGGGGAACTGCTGAGCGTCGACCACATCCTGCGCAACGGCCAGCCAGCCGAGAAGGCCGCAATGCTGGTTCAGATCGCCCAGCGCTTCGGTGTGCCGCTCGATCATCTTGCCCAGGTCAGCCCGACGCATCAGCAGATGCTGGCCCAAGCCCAGAGACTGCACGGTTACGAGGCTCAACAGTCCGCAGCCGCGCGTGTGCAAGCCCAACGCGAATTCGACACGCTCACCAGCGAAGTCGTGAAGTTCAGCGACGGGAAGGAGCACTTCGGTGCTGTCGAACAGGAAATGCTGGCCGCCATCCCCACGGTGAACCAGCAGATGCCCAACGCCAGTCCCCAAGAAAAGTTGCAGCGTGCCTACGACATCGCGATCTATGCGAATCCCAAGGTGCGCGCCGCCGTCGAAGCTCAACAGCTCGCGGCCCAGCAGCAGCAGCTCAGACAAAAGGCTGTCGAGTCGAGAAAGGCCGCAGCCACCAACCGCACCCCCCGCGGATCGGTGGCAACCACGGCCGCCGTCGGCTCGATGGAAGACACCATTCGCGCGAAAGCCGCTGAACTCGGCATCGCGTAACCCACAAAGGAATCGATCATGCCCGCAGGCATTCAAAGCATCGTGACTGCGTGGTCGGAGCTTGCATCCACCACGTACCGCAACCACTCGAAGGAGGTCGCCGACAACGTCTCCAAGCACAACGCACTCTTTCGGCGCCTGTCGTCGAAGGGGCGCGTTCGCACGGAAGACGGTGGCCTGACCATCGTTCAACCCCTGGACTACCAGGCGAACTCGACCTATCAGCGCTACTCCGGCTATGACGTGCTCAACGTCAGCGCTGTGGACGTGCTGACCGCGGCCGAGTACCCATGGCGCCAGGTGGCGGTGAACGTGGCCGCGTCCGGCCTCGAAATCCGCACCAACTCAGGTGCCAACCGCATCGTCAACTTCACGAAGGCCAAGATCAAGAACGCCCAGCGTTCCATGGCCAACGGCCTGTCGATCGACCTCTACTCGGACGGCACCGCCGCCAACCAGATCAACGGCATCCAGGCCGTGATCTCGGACACTGGCGTCGGCACGGTCGGCGGCATCAACGCCGCCAGCTTCCCGTTCTGGCAGAACGTCGTCAACAGCGCAGCGGCCCCCATCCAGGGCGGCGGAGCCATCACCTTCTCGCCGGCAACGATCGAGACGATGATGCTCAACACCTGGATCAAGCTCACGCGGGGCACCGACATGCCCGACATGATCGTGATGAGCGATGACCTGTTCGCCATGTACGAGCAGAGCCAGACCAGCCTGAAGCGGTACGCGCCCAGCGACACCGGCGAGGGCGGGATGATCTCGATGAAGTACAAGACCGCCGACGTGTTCTTCGACTCGTCGGGCGGCATCCCCGCGACGCACGCCTACTTCATCAACACCGACTACCTGGAGCTCGTCGCGCACCAGGACGCCAACATGACCATCATGGATGAGCTGCAGTCGGTGAATCAGGATGCGGTTGTGATTCCGATCCTATTTCAAGGCAACCTAGTCTGCAGCGCGCGGTTCCTGCAAGGCGTCGTGAAGGCCTGATGGCCCGAAAGGAAACAACACCATGACTTCCGCAGCAACCATCGCCCCCACCGTGGGCAACCAGCCGATCGGCAACAGCAACACCAACGTCGAAGTCGCGCAGTCCGCTGCCGGCTACGTGCCGCTGGTGGCGCTGGGCACGATCCAGTCGCTCGTTGACCCGTTCCTGGGCGGCGGCGAAGTGATCCGCCTGCGCGTGCCGGCGGGCACCGCAGCTATCCCCGTGGGCGGCGCTGCCGTCTGGAATGCAACGTTCCAGTACGCCGCTCTGCCGAACACGGCGAACCTCGGCCAGCCGGTGGCCTTCGCCGTCAATGCGGTGCCGCTGAACGCCTCGTTCGACCAGTACGCCTGGTTCTATGTGGCGGGCACTTTCCCGGTGTTTTCTGGCGCGTCGGTAGCGGCTGGCGCTGCCATCGGCATCGTGGCCGCCGGCCAACTGGGCGCCAACAGCGCTGGCAAGCAGATCCTGAACGCGAAGGTGCAAGTGGCCGCCACCGGCTACAGCATCTCCAAGCAGGGTTTGCTGCGCGCCGGCGCGACGCTGGTGCAGGTGCCCAATACCGATGGCTGGTTCGTCGGCATGGGGGTGACCGGCACGGGAATCCCCGCGTCGACCACCATCGCAGCCATCGACGCGAGCGGCACCTTGGTGACGCTGAGCGCAGCGGCCACGGCATCGGGCAACTCGACGCTGGCCGGCGCGTACACGGCCGGCGCTGCCTTCTGGAACATCCTGGGCGCTGACCGCCCGGCCGCACAGGGCGCCATTACCTGACGCATTGCGCGCATCCCCCGCCGAGGCGGGGGTTTCCAGTGCATCCGCCCCGGGTGCACCGCAAACCCTCAACCGGAACATCACCATGATCCAGCAACCGAAACTGCCCTACGTCCGCTTCGTCTCCGATGTGAAGGAGACGCGCGATGCCGAAGGCCACATCGAGCGCGCCATGATCTACATGGCCCACATCACGCCGGCCGGCGGCAAGGACGAGGTCGTCAAGAACGCCGAGGAATGGCTGGCCGACCTGCGCCGCAAGGGCGACGCGCGCGGCCCGTTCGACGCCGCAGCCAACGAGTACACGCACTGGCACGAGGTCTTCGCGAAGATGTTCGCGCAGTTCAAGGCCGGCGAGGAGTTGACCACCGCCGGCACGCCGCTGCGCGCCTGCATGGCCCTCCTGAAGACCGAGGTGGCCGCCTGTGAAGCGGCGCGCATCCTGAGCCTGGAAGACTTGGCCGGCGCCAACGAGGAAGCCCTGCAACGCATCGGCATGGGCGCCCGCGCGCTCAAGGACAAGGCCGCCAAGCTCCTGCAGAGCCAGGGCGACAGCAAGGTGGTCGAAGAAAACGCAGCGCTGCGCGCCCAGGTGGCTGCGCTCGAAGCCCGCATTGACCAGTTCATCGCCGCCGGCGCCGCGCAGCAGCCCGCGCGCGGCCGGCGTGCGCAGCAAGCCGAACCCGAAAGCGCCTGACCATGACGTGCCTGACCCTCGTTCAAACCGCGTGCGCGCGCCTTGGCTTTCTGAAGCCTGCGGCCGTGGTCACCAGCGTCGATCCCCAGGTGCAGCAGTTCCTGGCGCTTGCGAACGAGGAAGGGCAATCCCTGTCCGAGGCCACCAACTGGCAGGCGCTGCGCAAAGAAGGCCTCTTCACGACGGTCGCCGCCCAGCAGCAGGGCACGATCGCGACCATTGCGCCTGGGTGCAAATTCATCGTGAATGACACGATCTGGAACCGCACCCTGCGCATGCCGGTGTTCGGGCCGCTGTCGCCGCAGCAGTGGCAGCAGCAGGCGGCGATGTTCTACCAAGGCCACTGGAACCAGTTTCGCATCTTCGACGACACGATCAACTTCATCCCCACGCCGCCGGCTGGCCAAAACTGCGCCTTCGAGTACGTCTCGCGCAACTGGACCGCCGCCGGCTTCGAATCATTCCAGGATGACAACGACGCGTCGCTGCTCGACGAGAAGCTGATGGTGCTGGGCGTCATCTGGCGCTTCAAGCAGGCCAAGGGGCTGGACTTCACCACCGACCTGACCAAATACCAGCGCCAGCTCACCAACCTGATCGCGCGCGAGACGCCAAAGCCTATCCTGGACCTGGGCGGCGACATCTACGATGGCGTGGGCATCCCGGTGGGCAATGGCGTGATCGGCAGTTCCACCGGCTTTCTGCCTCCATTCTTCCGATGAGAGCGCCAGGCACCACCGCATCCTTCCCGGCCCCAGTGGGCGGCCTGAACGCGCGCGATTCGCTGGCGTCCATGAAGGCCACCGATGCCGTGGTCATGGAGAACTGGTTTCCAGACCCCACCAGCGTGAGCGTGCGCAAGGGATATATCGAATGGTCGACCGGCTACGCCAACCCGGTGCAGACGCTCATGCGCTATGCGCCCACCAGCGGGGCGTACAAGATGTTCGCGGCCTCGGGGACTGGCTTCTACGATGCCACCGCGCAGGGCGCCGTGGGCGCGCCGGTGGTCACCGGATTGACTAACGCGCAGTGGTGCTACACCAACATCATCACGCCCGGCGGTTCATTCTTGTGGTGCGTCAACGGCGTGGACAACGGAAAGCTCTACGAAGGCTCGACATGGGCTGACGTGTCGATCACAGGAGTCGCGTCGAGCGCAATCGCACAGGTCAACGTGTTCGGCAACCGGCTTTTCCTGGTCGAGAAGAACCGGCTGCGCGTCTGGTATCTGGCCGTGCAGTCGATCGCTGGCGCCGCGACGCAATTCGACCTGTCAACCATCTTCACGCGCGGCGGCTACCTGGTCGCCATGAACACCTGGTCAGTGGATGCCGGATCAGGGTTGGATGATCAGGCGGTGTTCGTCTCTTCCGAAGGCGAGGTCGCGATCTACAAAGGGATCGACCCGACCAGCTGGCAGAAGATCGGCATGTACTACATCGGGCGGCCAATCGGGCGAAACTGCCTCATCAAGATGGCCGGGGACTGCCTGCTGCTGTGCGAGGGTGGCATCTTCCCGCTGTCGCGCGCGCTGCAGTCCGCGACCATCGACCGCGCTGTGGCGCTCACCGACAAGATCCAGGACGCGATCAGCCAGTCGGTGAGCCTCTATACCCAGAACTTCGGGTGGCAAATGTGCCTCTACCCGGATCAGAACCAGCTGTGGCTCAACGTGCCCATGCTCAACAGCATCGGGCAGAGCGTGCAGTACGTGATGAACACCATCACGGGCTCCTGGACCAAGTTCACCAACATGAATGGTTTCTGCTGGGAGACGGTGGGCAACGGCATCTACTTCGGCGGCATGACCACTGTCTACAAGGCGTGGACTGGCCAGTTCGACATCCTGGGGCAGGTTCAGGCCGACGTGCTGCAGGCCTTCAGCAACTTCAAGACGCAGGCGCGGCAGAAGTACTTCACGATGGTGCGGCCCTCCATCGTCGCGGATGGCGCCCCCTCGATCCTGTACAGCTTGAACCTCGACTTCCTGCAGCAACCTGCATCCGGCGCGCTAGCTTTCCAGCCGGTCATCAACGCGATGATCTGGGGCTCGATGGTTTGGGGCTCAATGATCTGGGGCGGCGGCCTGCAACAGATTTCGCAGTGGCAGACCGTTGGCGGCATCGGCCGATACGCCGCGCTACGCATGACGGTCCAGTCCAACGGGTCGAGCGTGCAGTGGAACGAAACGGGCTTTTTGTACGAGATTGGCGGGGTATTGTGACGGCGCGCGTGGTCATGGACAACCCGCGCGTCGGCCCCTGGGTGTGCGCGCGCGCCGGCGGCACCTTCTCGCCCACGACATCGCAATGCATCGGCCTGGAGCGCGACGGCGAGCTGGTGGCAGGTGTCCTGTTCGAAGGCTACAACGGCAGCAGCATCCGCATGCACGTGGCCAGCGACGGCAGCCGCCAGTGGATGACGCGTGAGTTTCTCGCGGTGTGCTTCGGCTACCCCTTTTTGCAGTTGAAGGTCAAGAAAATTCTTGGACTTGTTGACTCGATGAACGAAAATGCGCTTGCCTTCGATCGGGCTCTCGGCTTCAAGGCAGAGCACGAGATCGAAGACGCTGGAAAGACGGGCTCCCTCGTCATCCTGAGCATGTCTCGCAAGGACTGCAGATGGTTGAAATTAGGAGCTCGGTATGGATTCACGGTTTGAGCGCACCGCAGCGCTTCTCGACTTCCCAGACCTGCCGCTAGGCGCGTTCGAAAACGCTGCCGGCCGCATGCGCCTGTTCGGCAAGTCCGATGCACCGGCAGCGCCGGATTACATCGGCCAGGCCAACGCGACGGCCGCCGGCAACCTTGACCTGGCGCGCGCCGGCGCATCTGCCAACCGCATCGACCAGACGACGCCCTACGGCTCGATCCAATACACCCAGGGCGACGGCTTCGACCAATCGGGGTACGACGCGGCCATGGCGAACTACAACGCCACGATGGACAAGTGGCGCAGCGGCTCTGATCCCGCCCTGGAACAGTACAAGGCGGCTGGCGGCACTGCCCCGGCGGCGCCGAAGAAGAACGACTTCATCACCAACCCGGACCACTGGACCTCCACGATTCAACTCTCGCCGGAGCAGCAGCAACTGCTCGACGCGAACACCAAGACGCAGCTTGGCCTGGCCGGCCTGCAGGGCTCGGCATTGGATCGCGTCAAGCAGACACTGGGCACTGGCCTGGACATTTCCGACATCCCCGGCCTGATCTACGGCATCGGCGATGGATCGACAGGCGACACCTGGAGCAAGTATTCCGGGCTGCTCATGGACCGGCTCAACCCGGACCTGGACCAGCAGCAGGCCGCGCTGGACACCAAGTTGGCCAACATGGGCATGACGGCCGGCTCCGAAGGATGGGGCATTCAGCAGGGCCAGTTCGGCAAGCAGCGCAACGACGCCGACATCGCGGCGCAGCTGGCCGGCGCGAATCTGGCGATGCAGGGTGCTCAACTGAACAACTCGACGCGCCAGCAGGCCATCAACGAGCGCGTGGACCTGCGCCAACTTCCGCTCAACGAGTTGAATGCGCTGCGCAGCGGTGCGTCGCTCACCAACCCGACCTTCAGCCAGCCGGGGCAACAGCAGCTGACCGCAGGCGCAGACTTGAGCGGAGCGGCCAACTCGCAATACAACGCCGCGGTCAACCAGACCAATGCACAGAACCAGCAGGCGGCCAGCAATACCGGCGCCGGCGTTGGACTGCTGGCCACCGCAGCGTCCTTCTACTGACATGCTCGACCATCTCGCATTCATGCTCCAGGTGATCGTCGCCAGCGAGCCGCTGCTGCGCGACGCGATCCACATCCTGGACACCGTCGAGGGTGGCCAGTTCGAGCGCGACCTGCGCGCCTTCTACGCCAAGCACCTGGAAGACGAGCGCGACCATGCGACGTGGCTGCGCGAGGACTTGGGCGACCACCCGGTGAACCTGCACTTCGGGGCCGCGCAACTGGCCGGCATGGCCTATTACCTCGTGCGGCACACGCACCCGGTGGCGCTCATGGGCTACATGCAGGCTCTGGAGTGCACGCCGATCCCCATGGAGTACGTCGAAGCCGTCGAGCGCGAGCACGGCAAAGCCGCGGCACGCACGCTGCGCCACCACGCGCAGGAAGACCCCGGCCACGCGGCGGAAATCGAGGCCTTCCCGATCCCCGAGGAATGGCGCTCCCTGGTGGAGTCGACCCGCAAGCAAACCCGCCTCATTCTGGAGACGACCCATGTCCGCTGACTTCTTCCAAGGCGCTCCCGATCCGGCGTCGGACCCCTACAACTACCTTCGCCAGCAGAGCCAGGCCGGCGCGCTGCAGGCCCAAGGGCGCCAGACGCCGCAAGGCTCGATGGTCGGAGGCCAGTACGTCGCGCCAGGCGCCGGCTCGTACGTCACGCAGTTGGCCAGCGCGCTCGCCGGTGGTTACAAGGCCGACCAACTGCGCGGCGCGGCCAACGCCTCGAACATCCTGAACGGCGGCCCCGGCATCCAATCGCCGATCCAGCAGGGCCTGGGCTGGTTGCGGGGGCTGGGGAGCGCGTGATGGCTGGCGCCTCGACCGTCAACTTCTTCGCGCCGGGCACCGACTCGGGGTTGGAGTACGCCCAGCTGCAGCGCCAGCGCGACCTGGCCGCCATGCTGATGCAGCGCGGACAGGCGTCCCCGCAGGGCACGATGGCCGGGAACATCTACGTGCCACCCAGCGCCCTCAGCTACGTGGCCCAGTTGGCGAACTCGCTGGCCGGCGGCTACAAGAACGCTCAGACTGACGACAAGGAGCGCGCGCTGCTGCAGGACGCGCAGGCGCGCCGAGCGCAGGAGGCCAGCGGCTTCATGCAGGCCCTGAACGGCACGCCAGGCACCACGCAGGAGGCTGCCGGCCCGTACGGCGGCGACATTGCGCAGCCCACCCAGACCGTGGGTGCGCAGGCGCCTGACCGCGCCAAGGCGCTGGCGATCGCGTTGCAGTCGTCGAATCCCGCGCTGCAGGGCATGGGCGGCGAGCTGATGAAGCGCCAGATGTCCGAGCAGGAACTGGCCAGCATCATGGCGCAGTACGGCGGCGCCGGTGCGGCGACTGGTGGCGCTGCGGGCGCTGGCGGTGATTCTTCCGCCCCGGCGGCCGGTGGTCCTGGCGCTGCTCCCGCAGGCGGCGTCGCTGGCGTCAACCCGCTGGCGTTCGCGCTGGCCGCGTCGGGCCGGGACAAGCTCGGCTCGATGATCCAGGACGCGAGCAAGCCGGTGAACATCACCGAGGGCGGCACGCTGTTCAACCCGGGCACCGGGCAGGTCATGTTCACGGCGCCCAAGACCGAGGCGGGCATTGCACAGCGCAATGGTGTGGCGGGGCCTGTGCCGGGCTTCCAAGAAGCGCAAGCACGGCGCGCGGGCATGGTGGCCGGAGCAGAAGCCGCCGCGCGCGACCAATTCGCAGCGCCGACCACCGTCGACATGCCGGGCGGCCCCCGCATGCTCACGCCAGCCCAGCAGCGCCAACTGGCTGGCGGTGCAGCGCCGCTGCCGGGCTATGCCAACGAGGGCCAGATGAAGGCTACGGTCGGCGGCGATATGGGCGGAGACTCAGGCGCATTGGACCGACAGATCGCGGGCATGACCAAGGAATTGCCGAACGTCAAAGATGCCGCATCGCGCACGATGATGCAGAACGAGATCGATCGGCTGACCGACCAGCGCGCCCGCTATTTCGGCGCCGCGCAGGCCCAACCAGCAGCGCCATCAGCAGCACCTGACGCCCCGGGAATCCCGGTGCAGAGCGCCGACGCCAAGGCCTACAACGAGGCGCGCGCCAAGGACTTCGCAGGGCAGGCGGCAGGCTTCCAGAAGGCCGGCCAGCAGGCGTCGAGCATGCTGCGCAACCTGGATGAACTGAAGACGCTCTACGCTGACCCGAACGTCGCCAAGGGCGCGCTGGCCGAGAACATCAGCGGCCTGAAGAACATTGGCGCCTCCTTCGGCGTCGACATGAAGGGCCTGTCAAGCGAGCAGGCCGCAGAGGCCATCACCAACAAGATGGCGCTGGACATGCGCAGCACGGCCGACGGCGGCGGCATGCCGGGCGCCATGTCGGACGCTGACCGCAACCACCTCAAGGCCTTGACGCCCAACCTCACGAAGTCGCCCGAGGGCCGCGCCAAGATCATGGAGGCGCAGCAGAAGGTCGCGCAGCGCCAGATCGACGTGGCGCGCCTAGCCAACGAGTACGAGCAGAAGAATGGTCGCCTGGACGCCGGGTTCGATAAGGTGCTGCAGGACTACGCGGCCAAGAACCGGATGTTCACGCAGGCCCAGCCCGGCGGCGGCTTCAAGATCATCGGGGTGCAGTAATGCCGGTCTACCAACTCCAGGGGCCCGACGGCCGGGTCTACAAGATCGAAGGCCCCGAAGGTGCGACCGCCGAGCAGTTGGGCGCCTTCGTGCAATCCCAGCCCAAGAGCGCGATCCCGCAGCAGTACGACCCCACGGAGGGCATGTCGACCTTCGAGAAGGCGGCGGCCGGCGCTGGCAAGGCGGTGGCTGACACTGGTCTCGGCCTGCGCCAGCTGGGCGCGCGCATGTTCGGCTCGGCCGACGACGTCAAGCGCCTGCAGGCGGAGGTGGCAGAGACCCGCGCGCGGGATGCGCCACTCCTGGGCACCGGCGCCGGCATGGTCGGAAACGTCCTTGGCAATGTCGGCATGGCGGTGCTGCCCGGCGGCGTGGTGCGCGGCGCCGGCACAGCGTTGGGAGCCATCCCGCAGGCCGCGCGCGTGGCGCAGGCGCTGCAAACCGGCGGCGCGGCCATGATGGCGCCCACCAGCATCAGCGGCGCGGCGACCATGGGGGCGGTGCAGGGCGCCTTGCAGCCGAGCGTGTCGGGGCAGGAGACAGCCGTCAATGCCGCCACCGGGGGCTTGGCCGCGGGCGCCATCCCAGCGGTAGTGCGCGGCGCGCGCGTCGCCAAGGCGCTGATGGACCCATTCAGCGAAACCGGCCAGCGGCAGATCGTCGGGCGCGCTTTGAACCAGGCGGCTGGGTCAGCGGATGACGCGGCGCTTGCAGCGCGCAACCTTCGTGAGGCCGCGCAGCCTTTTGTCGGGCCCGTCCCAGAGGGAGAGGTGGCCCGCGGCGTCATGGGCGAGATCGTCCCGGGCAGCCTTCCCACCGCAGGCCAGGCGGCCGGTGTGCCGAGCGTGGCCGCGCTGGAGCGTACCGCCACGGCCACCGACCCTATGGTGATGAACGAACTCGCACGGCGCGCTGCGGCGAACAACCAAGCTCGCGTGGGGGCCATCGACCAGGTGGCTGGCGCTGGTGGTGCGCGCGACTTCGCCGCAGCCAATCGGCAGGTAGTGGGCAACGAACTCTACGGCGCCGCACGCAACCAGGGCATCAATCCCGCAGCACTGACCCCCGAGGCCCAGGCCAACATCGTCGCTTTCCAGCAGCGCCTGCCTGACGACATCCTTCAACGCGCCAGAGAGCTTGCCAGGATCAGCGGCACGAACATGGACAACGAGTCCAGCGTGCAGGGGCTGCATTGGGTGAAGATGGCCATCGACGACAGGATCGGCGCTGCTCAGCGCGCCGGCGACAACACCCTGGCACGCGCCTACACCGGGCTGCAGAACGACCTGCTAAACGGCCTTGACGAGCTGTCCCCGGCCTACGGCGAGGCGCGCCGCACCTATGCCGCCATGTCGCGCCCCATCAACGAGATGGACGTGGCCCAGACCGTCGCTGACAGGTCGGTGAACCGGCTAACCGGGCAAGTGCAGCCGCAGGCATTCGCGCGGGCCCTGAGCGACAACACGGCCGCCGGCGTCACCGGCATGCCGAACGCAACGCTGGAAGGGGTGATGCAGCCGCGCAACCTGCAAGCGCTGCGCAACGTCCAGGAAGACCTGGCGCGCGAGGTTGCGGCGCAAAACGCCGGCCGCGGGCCCGGCTCGGACACGATTCAAAAACTCGCCTTCTCCAACCTGATGAGCCAGACCGGCGTACCGTCCCTGGTGGCCGCGCCGCTACGCCGCGTGGGTGTCGGCGGTGCGCTAGAGCGCGTGGGGCAAGTGGCCTATGCCGACGCCAACCGGCAGATGCAGCAACGCTTGGCCGAGGCGCTGCTCGATCCGCAAGCGACGGCCGCGCTGATGGAGGCTGGGATGGTTTCTCCGGCCATGCGCAGATTGGTGCAGGGCACGAGCGGCAGCGGCTTGGCGCTCTCTCCGGTGACCGGCGCTGCGTTGTCGCCCTTCACGCAGGCGCTGGGCCTGTCAAACGCGCCGCAGCAGTAGGCGCTTGAACCAGCCATCAGGACACCACCAGATGACCGCATACCGCACGCACAGCAGCAGGCTCAAGCAGGCCAGCAGCACGAACGGCTTCAAGAACATCGCGATGGCGAAAGACATCAGCGGATCGTACCGCAACACCTAAAGGAAAGAACCATGCCTCGCAACGGAGCCGGCTCCTACAGCCTTCCAAACAATAGCTGGTTTCCGGCGGTCAACGGCGTCACTGCAACGTCGACAGACTGGAACAACACGGCTCAGGACATTCAGGCCGCGATGACGCAGTCTGTGTCCTCTGATGGACAAACGCCAATGACCGGCGATTTGCCGATGGGCAACAACAAGATCATAGGACTGGCGCCAGGCACCGCAAACACTGACGCGGCGAACTTTTCGCAGACCCCGGGGCGCCTCTTGAATGCGGTGGCGTTTACTGCGACGGGTACTTTCACTCCACAGGCCGCTACGACAGCCGTCATTGTCGAAATGGTCGGCGGCGGCGGCGGCGGCGGCGGAAGCCGCCCAACAGGCGCCGGCCAAGTCTCGCTTGGCGGAGGAGGAGGCGGCGGCTCCTATGCCAAAGGCCGCTTCACTTCTGGGTTCTCTGGCGTCACTGTCACCGTTGGCACGTCAGGCGCTGGTGGCGGCATCAACACCAATGGAGCGGCAGGCGGCACATCCAGCTTCGGCGCACTAATGACAGCCCCAGGCGGCGGCGGCGGCCCCGCCGGTCCGGGCGCCAGCTCGGTTGTTGGTGTTTCTGGTGGCATCGGCGGCGCGCTGGGCATCGGTGGGAATCTGGTGCAGACGGTAGGGGAAACGCCCGCCACCATCATCATGCGATTTTCCGATTCGCAGGTCGCGGGCATGGCTGGCGGCTCATCGGCCCTTGGTATGGGGCCAGCGCCACCTTTCACCAATACCAACGCCGCGGGCAACGCCGCCTCTTCATGGGGCTGCGGCGGCTCGGGCCCGGCCACGTTTGCCTCGCAAGGGGGCACCTCTGGCGGTGCTGGTCGCCAGGGCATCGTGATCATCTACGAATACGCCTGAGCCAGGGTTCCAGATGGACATCGACCCCGAAAAGGCATGGAGCAGCCCGTACGTGGCTGCCGCACTTGGATCCTTGGTGGCGCTGCGAGGCACGCCTGGCAGCACCTGGTGGGAAAGACTGGTCAACGTCCTGTCGGGCTTCCTGATTGCCGCCTACCTGAGCCCGGCGCTGAGCGAGTTCTTCAGCCTCACGTCGCCGGCGATGAAAGGCGCGCTGGCGTTCGCAGCCGGCATGTTCGGCATGAACGTTGTGGCCATGGTCGTCGGCTGGACCAAAACCCTGCAGCTGTCCGATTTCCTGCCCTGGGTCCGGGGCCGAAAGGAGTGACATGCAAGCCGCACTCAATGGCGTCCTGAGCGTTGCCGCAGCCGGCGCGCTGACCTATGTGGTGATGAGCCCGCGCATCGACGAGGGAGGTCTCATCAAGGTCGGGCTGATCGCCATGATCCTGTCGCTGATCGTCTCGGCGATGTACTCCTTCAGCGACCTTCCCATGATGGCTGCCTACAACGCGGCGCTGGTTCTGCGCGGGGGCATCGTGGTGGTGTGCCTGGGCTACTACCTGAAGTTCAAGCGCAACAAGCGCGATGGCAGGCCGACCGACTTCGGCGAGTTGACGGAGCGGTAGACATGGACTTCGATACGGCATTCGAGCGGCTCATCGGCCACGAGGGCGGCTACAGCTTCCACCCGTCTGACCCTGGGGGCGAAACGATGTGGGGCGTCACGGCGCGCGTCGCACGCGCCAACGGCTACACCGGCGACATGCGATCGCTCCCGGTCGAGGCGGCCAAGGCAATCTACCGCCGGTTGTACTGGGATGCCGTGAAGGCCGACCAGCTGCCCTCGTCGGTACGCTTCGACGTGTTCGACGCCGCGGTGAACAGCGGGGTGGGGCAGGCGGCGAAGTGGTTGCAGCGCGCGGCCGGCGTGGCGGATGATGGGGTGATCGGCCCGGCAACCCTGGCCGCGGCCGCTGGTGCTGGCCCGACGCTGGCGCCGCGCTTCAACGGCTACCGCCTGCAGTTCATGGCCGACCTGCCGACCTGGCCATCCTTCGGGCGCGGCTGGGCCCGGCGCATTGCGTCGAACCTCACGGGGGCCGCGTGATCTGGTCCTGGGTCGCCGGCAAGGCCTGGTGGCTCGCCGCGGCCGCCACGCTGCTGGCGCTGTTCCTCAGCCAGGAAGCGCGCGTGAGCAACGCCAAGGCGCGCATGTCCCGCGCAGAGACCGTGCTGGCCGAATACCGCGCCACCGCCGAAGCCGCAGCCCGCACCGCCAGCGAGCAGGCCCGGGCCGAGGAAGCGCGCCGGGTCGAGCAAACACGAAAGGTCGTCGAAGATGCCAAGTCCGAAACTCTCGCCGCGCAGGCTTCTGCCGCTGCTGCTTCCGATGCTGCTGGTCAGCTGCGCCAGCGCGTCGCCACCCTCGTTGCCGCCGCCAAGCGTCAAGCCGGCAGCGATCCCAAGCCTGCCGGACGAAGCGCGGGCGTCGATGATCCCGATCCCCTCGGAATGCTCACCGTCGTGCTCAGCCGGCACGACACGGCTCTTCAACGAGTCGCTGCTTACGCCGATTCCCTGAAGATCGCCGGCCTGGCGTGCGAGAGGCAGTACGACGGGCTGACGGTGCCTTGATTCAGCGTCCAATATCCAGTGGTTTGTCCGGCGATCTCCCTCTGACGGGAATTGAGCCACGGACTGCAAAGTATTGGAAACTGGACGTGCTGAAAGTGAGCATTCATGCGGCCTGCGGGCCGATTCAACCAGTGGCCTGTTAATCCGTAGGTCCCTGGTTCGAGCCCAGGTCGGGGAGCCACCCA